CCAGAAGAAAATCTATCGGCGCAGGCACCAGGTTCCAGTCCAGCCACGGGCAGGCCGCCTCGATCAGGGCGACATGGGAGCCGAGCTGCAAGTCGGCGATGTTCTGCCGCCAGCGCAGCTTGGGGAACGGCTCGATGCAGTACAATCTCCCCCCGTTATCGCGGGCGACGGCGCCCAACACCATCGAAGAGCAGCCGTCCATCGAGCCAACCTCGACAATCGTCTTGGCTCCAATCTGCCGGCTGCTGCCGTCCAACAGCTCCAGGTCGTGGACCGTCATGCGGCGGTTGCCGCGAATGATGATCTGGTCTAAGAGTTTCGGATCCATTGCTTTCCTTCGTTTAAGCCATAGAGTTTTTTGCCACAGAGGGCACAGAGTACACAGAGAATTTTAAGTCCTGATTTTCGGCGGGCCGCCGCCGTTGCGGACCAGCCGTTCCAAATTATCAAATCGCTGGCTCATCAGCTCCTTCAGCGCCTTGATCTCTCGCTCGGCACAGTCCTCCAGCCGTTTCATCTCGGGTTTGCAGACGTCCCGGAATACAATATCTTTTTTGTCCGGATGCCTGCCGACGTTCGAGACGTGGGCATAGAGGGCGTAGAACAGACCGATGATGACCGGGATAAGCGGAATGATAATGACAGTTGCATCCATGCGTTACTCCAATCGGTAGCCGTACTCTCGAAAATTCAGGTCGTATTTGCTGCCGGCAATGTTTTCCCATGTGATCTTCATATAACCGCCATTGCCGCCGCCGCTGGTTCCGGCCTTGGTCGCGCCGCCTCCGCCGCCGCCGTAATCCTCGCCCGTCGAGCCGTTCCCCGAGCTGCCGACGTAGCCATTGCCGCCGGCGCCGCCGTTGTCTGCTTTGGCCGCCCCGCCCGTCGAGCCGGAGCCGGCGTTGCCCGCACCGGTCGAGCCCGCCCCACCGCCGCCGCCGCCGCCGTAATTGGCCCCTGAGTTGGCCCCGCTGCCCCCGGCATAGACCGTGTCGCCGACGCCGTTAGTGGTTGAGCCCTGGCCACCCGTGCCGCCGTTATCGTAGGCGAGACCGCCCGCCCCGCCCACCGCGAGGACCAAAGGACTGCCGGGGGGACCGAAAGAGGTGTTATAGCCCGCGTTGCCGTTGATGGCCTTGCCGACCCCGGCCCGGTCGGCCGCCGCCGTATAGTAATAATTCTGGCCCTTGACGACGGTGACAACTTTCTTTGAGTATTGCCCACCGGCCCCGCCGCCGCCGCCGGTTCCGTTGCCGTTGGCCCCGCCGCCGCCCGTCCCGCCGCCGCCCCAGCATTCGACCAGGCATTCGCCGGCAAAGGGCGCCTGCCAGTTGCCCGATTGACCCGGTGTATAAAGCTGTGAACCCATAGAGTAAATCTCAAATTTCAGCTCTCAGATTACGAATCAAACCAGTCCGTCCCATCGAATCTCAGCATCGTCCCGGCGGGATAGTTGTCATCGCCGTCGGCGTTGTTGACCCACTCGGGCTCGCTGACGCCTTCTTCGTAACCCGCGTAGCCTGCACACAGGGCGTACTTTGTCGCCGCCGCCAGCTCATAGCCGTCGCCCAGATCGCACGAGTGCCAGTCGCCGTGGAGGGCGGGAAGGTCGAAGCGATAGACCGTCAGGGCCGAGGGTGTGCAAACGAAAAAGGTTTTGCCGTCAGCCTTCGTATAACAGCCAACGGGCGTCGTCACCGTCCCGGAAATGTCCATCTCGTAGGAATCCTTCGAGGCGCCGAGGAGATCGAACGCGGTCGATAAGTTCCAGAAAAGAATCTTGTCGTGCTGGGCGTCGATCACCTGCAACGTCAAACCATCAGCACTGAGGGCCACACCCCAGGGGCTGGTTGTGTAACTCGAAACATCCAGCGTCCGCGACGGCGTCGAAGACAGGCTGGTTTCGTCCCAGGCCGTGGATAGATTGTATTGAAAAATATCATCGTTATCATCGTCCGCTGTGAATAAGCGGGTGCCGTCATCGTTGAACCAGCAGGAGTATTGAGATCCCGTCCCATACAGCGCCACAGCACTATTGAACGTGAAATCCGTGATGTAAAAGGCCACATCCAAATCGATGCTTCGGACATAGCTACCCCCCAGTGCGGTATTGAAAACGATGAAGATGCGGGTGCCATCGGGCTTGAGAAAAATACCTGATGCGTGGTCACTGGCAAGACCGCCCATGATATCAAGGACCTCGTCTTCGACCGCGCTGGTAATGTCCCATGCCGGTGAGAGCGTGTAATGATAGATGGCCGGCCCGGTCTGCGCATCCTTCGCAAAGGCGTACATGTGAAGGCCGTCCTGCGAGAAGCAAACCTCTCCGAGATAATCCGTCGAACCACTGTCGCTGTAGCCGATGCCGGATTCGTAGATGCCATTGTAGGTCTCGGAATAATGTCCCGGATTGAGATCCGCCGAGTCGATGGTCCCGCTGGCCAGGGCCGAGCCGGTGGGCTTCCCGTCGACGTCAGTCGCCTTGATCGAAACAGCGATCTGACCCGTCAGGCCGTTGCCCTGGTTGTCGAAGAGCTCCATCTCAACGCGCGATATCCGGTGGGCGATGTCCGGCGTGAAGGTCTGGGCGAGGGTCTGGGCGTAGCCGGTCTGGCCGATGGTATAGGAATCGTCGCCGCCCGTTTCGTGATGCTCGAACAATTCCTCCAGGGGCGTCTCGCTGCTGGAGCTGGCGCTGGAACTCGATGAGCTCGATATGACGCGGGCATAGACCCGCATGTCCTCGATCCGCTGGGCAATCTCGGCTATATCGACCTCCGCCAGCTCTCTGTCGGCGATCTGTCTTTGGCCCGTCACGGCGCCCAATTGATCGCGGAACTGGATCGCCGGATCCATGGCGTCGCCGGCGAAGATGCCGGCGTCGTATTCGATGAGTTTCAGTTTTCGAGTCATGGTTTAGCCACAGAGTTTTCATCCACAGCTTGCGGCCAAGCTGAGAGCACAGAGCACACAGAGATATTTTCGTTCTGATTCATCAGCGTTTATCAGCGTTCATCTGCGGTTTCATTCGTTCACGCTCCTGTACTCGATGAGCTGCTGGATGAGCTGCTGCTCGATATCCCGATCAGATAATCGTGCAAATCCGAAAGTTGAACGGCAACCTTCGCGTCTATCCGCTCGGCCTCGGTCTGCTCGGCGGCGCCAGCGGCCGTTTCACCCCCGAGGGCGGACGTGTTATAGTTGGGGTCCTGGATGTCCGGCTCGGCGGCGTCGCCGGCGTAGATGTCGGCGTCGTATTCGATCAGTGTCAGCTTCCTGCTCATGGTTATTTATGATTTATGATTTCTTCGTGCCCTTCGTGTCCTTCGTGGTTAAAGCTCCCCGCCCTCGCTGATCCCCACGACCCGGAATTTCTTGAGGATCGTCGCCGTCGGGCCGAAGGCGTAGAGATCGTCCCGTTTCGGCGTCACCGTCCAGGTGTCGGCGATAGTCACCACTATTCCCGATACCGAGGCGACCGTATGCGTCTCGACCGTTTCGGCCCCGGTGTCGGGATGATTGACCCGCACGGCGACGGTGTCGGCGCCGCTGACCGCTGGTGCCGTATCGAGCGTCACCTGGTTATTCGCAGGGGCGTTGACGATCCGCCCGCCCAGCCGCCAGGGCTCGACCACGTAAACGATATCGCCTTTCTTGCAGGCGATGGCGTCGATGTCCGCCTCGAACTCGACCAGGTATTTGAGAATCCGGTTCTTGGCCAGCTCGTAATACAGGGCCCGCCAGGCCTGCGAGGCCCGCGTGATCCCGAAACCCTCGATGGTCTTGACGGCGTGCGAGTCGATCGCGTTATCGACGTGCAGCATCGGGGTCATCTCGTAATCGAGGTCCTGGTCCTGATAATCGATCTCCAGCTCGCCGGCCCGGTCATTGAGATCGATATAGTTGCGGCGAAAGGTCCCCGGCTTGATATTGCCCGCCGAGAAGAGCTGCACCGGGGCGCCGGCGTCCGCCTTATCGACCAGGATCGTGTAATTGCGGCCGATCCGCAGGACCTCGCAGCGGGCCACGGCGCAGACCTTATCCACCGCCTCCCAGACGGTCGTGCTAAAATCGAACACGCCGTTGAAGATGATTCGGTCCTCATAGCCGCCCTTGCCGTCGGTGACCTGGTCATCGAAGTACTCGGCTGCGTCGTACCATTCATCGAGATACGGCGTCAGGCGCGCCGGGTCGATGCCGTCGTACCGCTCGATGGCATACGGCGTGCCGCCGCCGTTCCCGGAGATCACCGGCCGGGTCAGGATGTCCCAGATCACCCACGCCGGATTGTCCGACCATGCCAGCGACCAGGCCGAGCCGTTATAGACGTTGACGATGCGGCCCTTGCGAATGCACGAGACCTGCAGCGAGCCGCTCAGGTCCTCAGTCGCGACGGCGGATATGCCCAGCAGCGACAGGCCCGGATATTCGAAGGCGGTCGCGATCACCTCGCGGACCGTCGCCAGGTACAGGTACCGGCTCTTTCGATTGCCGTCCCATATCCGGCCGGAGTTGGTCTTGGTGACTCGGATGTCGCAGCGGGTTCCCTTGGTGATCGAAACGGCGGCGCCGCCGGTATAGGTCCCGGTCGAAAGATAATTTTTCTGCAGGGGCGTCATGGAGCAGGTCAGCAGCTCATTGGCCAGGGTGTACCAGTCCTCGGCCCCGTGCTCGGAGATCTCGATCTTGACGCCGACGGTTTGGGTTTTGGTGCCGCCGTCCTGCTTGACGTAGTGACCGCTGTATTTGACGGCGATCTCGAGCGAGTCGAAATCATTGTCCGGCGTCGTCCAGGTAATCGGGCCGCCACCGTCCGATGTGTGGATCACCTCGAGCTGCGGCTGATATTCGCATTTGAGCGCCGCGAAGACGGCCGTCTGCTCCATCAGGCCTCTGCGCTCGTAGGTGGTGACCGAATCGTAATTGCCGATGGGCTGGCCGTTGAGATAGATCGTATCGGCGACGATGCCGCTGTCGGGACCCTCGCCGAAGGCCACCAGCATGGTCAGCGTCTCGTCGGCGCCGTCCGGGGCCCGCCAGGCCGCGATGATGACGCCATGCTCCTTGTTGGTTCCGTAGGCCCTGGGGACGGGTGTGCCCTGCCGCTGGATCGTCACCGGCGACCAGCCATACGACGGCGTGCTGTCGATCTC